CCACTCTTATTAAATCTGCTGAATTTGAAGATAGGTGGACTAGAGATGAACACGCAGAAATGTCTCTCCTCGTCCTAGTCCACGATATGTCTACAGAAGATAGAAATAAACTCTTACTCGACCTAGACATTCCCCAGGCAGAGTATGAATATCTAACCAAGAAGTATTCTCGCCCATTAAAAAAACTTCCAAAGAAGGAAACCTAATATGTTTAATTCTCAACCACGATTACGTACAGAATCTCACTGTGAACCTCCACTAGAAGATACGGCAGCTAGAATGTTAACCCGTCTAACCGCCAACAGAGCATTCCTCGAAGCGTCTAAAGATTTCATCAACTTTGGTAACTTCAATCAACTAGCCCGAACAGAAACTACTACCCTCTACGCAGTAATTGGAGGACTTTATGTCCTAATTCCCATACTGGAAAAAGAATACTCCATCATCCTCAAACGGATAGAAGAAAAGGAGGGATAGATGTTTAAATTAACCGTTGATGAAGTCAAGGCCCTTAGCATAGATGATACTGCTATATTAGTTTACCAAGGAGGGCATCATAACATTTATTGTGATGGTAAGAACCATTACTATACTCCTGGAGGTTTTTGTCATCCTTCGGTAGATAGGAAGAAGATAAGAGCACAAGAAATATTTCCATGTGATTGTAAATACTGGAAAGACCGTAATAAGGAGATACTTTAAATGCCTGAAATAACTGCTGGTGAAGCAAATGCCATAAGCATGTACAAGGGCCAGAAATCCATCCTAATCATGATCATTGGGAAGAGTGGCCGTGGCAAATCCTCAGCCATTCGCAACCTGGATCCAACCACCACCCATCTAATCAGCGTGTTGGGTAAACCTCTCCCCTTCCCCAAAGCCTTTCAATACAAGGAGGGAGAGAACTTAACCACCAACTCCAACGCCGACTCAATCCGTCGAACTATGTCTCAAGTCTCAAGAGACGAGAAGATTTCAACCTTAATTATAGATGATGCCCAATACATCATGGCCACTGAATTTATGGACAAGGCTATGGTAAAAGGCTATGACAAATTCACCCTCATGGCCAGGAACATTTGGGAAATCCTCGTCCTCGCAACTAAACTCCGCCCCGGACTCAAAGTTTTCTTCTTAACCCACGAGGAGGAGACCCCAAATGAAAGGAAGATGAAGACTCTGGGCAAGCTCCTCGATGACAAAATCACCCCTGAGGGCATAAGCTCTATCGTTCTCTACTCCGATGTAATTGGAAATCAAGACAAGCGTACCTATGTCTTTAGCACCCAGAGTGACGGTTACACCAATGCAAAGTCCCCTTATGAAATGTTCCCCTATCAAATCCCTAATGACTTTCTACTAATCACCAAGAGAATCGACGAGTATTACAGTGGAATCTCTCTAAAGGAGTCCAAGATAAACTTCAACTTATAGGAGGGAGGGTAGATAAATGCCAACTGATTGGCGAACTTTAGCCTGGAGACGTAATGGAGCTTTAGGGACTATATCAAGAGCTAGAAATGCTTGTGAAAGGGCCATAAATCCTCCAGTTGTATCCAAAGAAGACATAGTCAAATTGAAATCAGCGCTAGAACTTCTAAATGAAATTATATTTAGTTGGGATAAGCACTATATTAAAAAACTCAAACAACAAATGGAGGTAACTAAATGCCAAAACTAAGACCAATGACAGGAGAGGATCAATCACCAAAAGTATCAATCCCTCCACCACTAAAACCAGCAGCAACATTTGTACTACCAAAACAGGATTCAATAGAAAAGATGGTGAAAACTCATACTACACCTGTATTACCAGATAAACCAGCAGTAACAGAAAACCAAATTTCTGGTCGCATTCAAGAACTCATTAATGATCTAGGAACTCTTCCCAAAACTAACGCTATAATCTTAGCTATAGGTAAACTCAATGGTGCAATTCGGCGCCTACAACTTTAACCCAATAGGAGAATTAATATGCCTGAGTATGAAGAAAACCCAACCATTCTCGATATCGACACCTCAGATGCTTGTGAACCCAAGGCGGTAGATGATGGAGAATACAAACTCCGTATCACTGGACAGAGAAAGGATGCTAAAGGAAAAGTTGTTCGAACTAGCGATAAAAGTGATGGCTTTTTCATCATCACCTTTGACATCCCAGAAGAACCTTTCTCCAAAGGATTGAGTAAAATTTTCAGTGTCCCTACTGATGATATGGAACTCAAACAAATCAACGCTATCAAGTGGGACCTGGAATGCTTTAAACAAGCCTTCAACCTCTCCGACCTCAACTGGGATGCGATGATAGGAAGAGAGGGTTATGGCCTTCTCCGCAAAGTTTCCTCCGAGGCATATGGAGAGCAGAACCAGATCAAATTGTTTATAACTGGGCCGTAATGCTTAAATGATTAATTCAATCAAGCAATTGGGTGGGGACTAGCCTCCCCATCTAATGCTTTGGAGCCTGTTATGTCACAAGCTGACTACCGTCCACGACTCAGTACCGAACTAACCTACACATCTTATAAAAAACTCTCCGAAATCCTTCCCTTTGGTTGGCAAAAGCCCCTCTTCCAAGCCCTAGTCAATGGAGTTATCTCCCTCTATGACAAGGGAGGAACCCCAGCCATTGGCGCAGTCGTCTCCAACCATATCGAGGTAGAATCCCTCCTCAATGCAGGCCTTCAACAAACAAAGGTTGAGGCTATTCGTGAACTCTCCATACACATTAATAATTTAGGAGCTTAACCAAGGAGACCCAAACTATGAACATCCCAGGAAAGATTAAATTAGGTGGGCACAACATCGATGTAAGGCAGGTCTCAACAGATGAGATTGACGGCGCTGGAGAATATAGACGCTACTACAATCTAATCCGCCTCAGAGTTGACGACAATCCTGAAAGCTCTATTGCAGAAACATTCCTCCACGAAATCATCGAGGCAATAAAATCCCATAACAATTTAACGTTAGACCACACCCATCTAACTGTCCTCTCAGAAAGCCTGTTTCAAGTTCTAAGAGACAACAAATTATACTTTAATGACGAGGTGGCCTAATGGCTACTATACACCACCTCAATACGTCTATATCAAAACTACCCATCTCTGCTTTGTATGATAAATTAAGAGATATTCGTACCCAGCGTCGTATCCGCCCGAGTAAGAAAATCCGTGCTAAGTCTGCACCTAAACGTACTAAACTCCCTAAGGACCCATTTGCCATTATCACAACTATGACAAACAGTCAAAAGACTGCTCTATTAAAATCCCTCAAAATCACCCTCTAAGGAGCCCTAAATGTCAATAGAGATTCCATTAAATCAAATAGAATTCGGATCCCGATTTAGAAAAGACTATGGAGACGTAGACCAATTAGCCTTCTCCATTAAAAAGAATGGCCTCATTTCCCCCCTCGCCATAGGTGTTGCAGATAAGATGGACATTTCCAGAGAAACCACCCTCCCCTACATCCTAATGGCTGGTGGTCGCCGCTACACTGCTATCAAACATCTAGGTTGGACAACAGTTCCCGTGCGAATCTATGACCAGCCCCTCTCCGAACTCGATTTCCGTTCTATAGAACTAGCAGAGAACTTTGACAGGAAGAATTTATCCTACGTGGAGGAGGTGGCCCTTATGAAGGAAATCAACGATCTCCAAATCGCTATCCACGGACAACGTTTCTCCAAGGACCCCAACGATCCCGGATGGACTCAGGCAGATACAGCCCAATTAGTTAAAAAATCTCCTAGCTCCGTCGCTAAAGATCTCCAACTAGCCGATGCCATTACTCAATTCCCCTCTCTCGGGCTCGACAAGTGTAAGACCAAAGCCGATGCTATTAAGCTCTTAAAGAAGGCTGCTAAATCTGCCTCCAATCAACAAAAGGCTGAGACCTATACTAAATCCAACACAGATAAACTCTTCACTCGCCTATCTTCCTCTTACATAATAGGGGACTGCTTCGACACCTTCTCCAAATTGCCCTCTAATTCTCTAGACCTCATAGAGATAGACCCACCCTATGGTATTGACCTATCTACCAATAAGAGGGATAGCGCCTGTAATGGATATACAGAAATAGAAATGGAAAATTACCCTACATTCATCTCCAAGCTAGTCCAAGAATCCTACCGCACACTCCGTGATACAGGATGGTTAATCTTCTGGTTCGGTCCTGATCCTTGGTTTGACACTATCGCCAAGGCGATCCAGAGTAAGGGCTTCAAGATGAATCTAATCCCTGGAATCTGGATTAAACCTACAGGTCAAACTAATCATCCAGAAAGCTTTCTATCCAACAACTACGAAATGTTCTTCTACGCTAGAAAATCCTCCTCCACTATAAACAAACCTGGAACTTCCAACGTATTCAAGCATTCTCCAGTCTCCTCGGACAAGAAATACCACCCAACTCAACGTCCCTTAGACCTCATGGTAGATCTATTTACCACTTTCACTACTCCAAATTCCTCTGGTTACATCACCTTCCTCGGTTCCGGTGTCTCACTATTGGCCGGACATCTATGTCAACTCAACCTACTCGGCAATGACTTAAATCAGTCTTACAAAGATAGTTATATTGTTGAGTTGAATAATATGCTTAAGTGAATTAATCAATTAAGGAATTCAATCATGTCCTCAACAGATTGCAGTCTCCTCTACCCAGGACTTAGACTAACAAAGAAAGGTTGTTACATGCTATGTAGGGCCAAGTTATGTAACACCTGCAAGACTTGTCCAACTCTCAAACAAATCTTAAATGGTGATAAGCCAACTTTGCCAAAAGGAGTTAATCTAATACTGGAGAAAGAACTCAACAAATTAAAACTCCAACATACCCTCTCCTCCCATCAGGGTAAAAGGACATACTCTCTTGCAAGCAGTAACCGGGCAACTATTATTAAAAACACTAAGTACCCATTTCATACAATGGAGGTGGGAGAAGTCTGGAGTGGTCCTACTTCCTCCATTAATAATATCAGAAATAAACTTGCTAGGATAAAAGCAAACTACAATAAACTCTTTACAACCAGAAAAGAGAACTCCACTTTTTTCGTTACGAGGATATCATGACTAAAATCACACCGACAGAACTCTGGAGAACTGGAACACCTCCAGAATTTAGAATTACCCCTATGGGAAATTATTTTCCTGAACTTCAAGGAGATTTTGACGTAAAAATTCTCTCCGGCCCCTTCTACCCATTCAACTGGATATACTCCTCATGGAAAAAATCCATCAATAACTTTACTGGGCACAATATAATAAACAATAGAACCTGTGGCCACTTTACAGTAGCCTTAGATCAAAACTATATAGCCTTAATCTACAGTATAAATAGACTAAACTCCTCCACCTGGAGGCGCCTAAAAGACCGCGTCCGGGTCATTTCTATTAAAGGAGAAAAAGCCACCATCATAGGTAAAATCTACATCAAACTTCCCTACAGTAAAAAGTACCGCTCTATGGGATACTTCACCTTAACACCGATAGCACGTTTTCCCACTCTCACCCATAAGGAGACATACACAGATGAACCTATTCTTTGATACAGAAACTAGTGACCTAATCAAATTCAAATTCCCTAATTCCCACCCATCTCAACCATGGATAGTTCAACTAGCTGCAGTTCTAGTTGGCCCAGAAGCTCCAACTCAAACCATATCCACTCTAATCACCTCTGAAGATTTTCCAATGTCTAAAGGGGCTCAAGATGTTCATAAGATTACTACAAATATGAGTGATATTTACGGACTTCAGGCAGGAATGGCATTTGAACTTTTCATTCATCTATGTGAACGTGCAAATAACATCATCGCCCACAACATATCATTCGACTGGCGACTAATAACCATCCTAGCCACCCGTCTTGGATCTGAAGCACTTACAGATTTAAAATATTTAAGCGCAACTCCAAAAATCTGCACGATGAAAGCTTCTACTGCTCTATGCAAATTCCCATTTCCTTCTGGTAGGAGTGGTTATAAGTGGCCAAAATTAGAAGAACTCTACTACTATTTATTTCAAGAACATCTTTCCGGAGCACATGATGCATTGGTAGATGTTCAAGCTACTATCCGTTGCTATGACGAGTTAGTTAAAAGGGGAGTATTATGACTGATGAAACCACCTATGACTGTATATATAAAGCCACAAATGGGCTATGTCTCAATAGAGATTCCCAGCATACTCATTGCGTCTTTCGACATACTAATAATTGTAGCCATGTTAGCTATGAAGAAGAAGGTATAAAGGGATCACCACGATTAACAGATACTCCCAAGCCTTCTAAACTTGGAGACTCCCTCATGGAAGCCCATAAAACTATCATCGGAGACCGTCAAGATTCTTATGGAGCCCCAGAAAATAGTTTCCAACTTATCGCCGAGTATTGGAATGTTTATATAGAGCAACTTCAAAGTATCCGGGCAGGAGGATTTTCAGCTGGAGCATTATTAGATGCTAAGGATGTAGCTCATATGATGCTTCTATTAAAAACAGCTCGATGCTCTGGACAAGCCCCATGTCGAGACAACTACATCGACATCCAAGGATATGCTGCTATTGCTGCAGATGTCCTCTTAAACCAGGAGTAAACTCATGTCTCTATTACACCAGGTTCAACAACTTGAAGGTGGGATCCAACATGGACATTTTGCACTAACTTCTGGTAGACATTCAGACCAGTATATTAATAAGGATGCACTATTCCGATCTCCACTATTCAACTCAATAATATTTCAACTGGCAGATGTCTGTCATTCTTTCCCAATAAACAGTACCACAATAATTACTGGTCCAGCAGTAGCCGGAGCGATTTTAGCCGCACCTGTCTGGTTCCACTTATACAGGAGATATCATCCAACAGAGTTAGGTTTCGTATACTCAGAGAAGATTAATGGTAGGCTAGTATTTCATCGTGGATATGATCGTCACCTACAAGGAAAACAAGTCGTCATAATAGAAGACATCATCACCACTGGTGGTAGTGTCTCATCAATAGCCACACTAATCACCAAGTATGGTGGCACAGTAATTGGTTGTGCCTGTATTTGGAATCGCTTAGGATGGAATCCTTTTGACTTCTCCACCAAGGCTCTAATTAATGAGATGGTAGATTCCTGGACCCCTGAGGAATGCCCACTATGTAAAAACAATATTCCTCTAACCTCTCCAAAACTTAACATCTAAGAGTGAAAGGATTTATCAAATGTATAAGGCTAAAATACACACTATAGGCCCCTACACTGGAACTGCTGCTGAGTTATCCAAAATAACTAAAATTTCCCGTACTAATATGGATGAGAGAATTAAAAAATGGAGACTCGGCAAGTATTCTGCTGAAAAAACTATGACCATAGGTAAAATTTCAACAGGGAACCGAGGGAATGAGGGAAATACTCAATGGGCAGCTTTATCAAATAGAGTAATAGATGCCTCTATAAACCCTGCAGACATCCCATTAAATTGGAATCATAGTATTTAAACCACATGCTTAATGGAATTATTCATTTAAGCAACCAGAAAAATGAGGAGCCCCAGTGACTAAAGCAACTTATGTCCACCCTAGTGGCAATCCCGCTACTGCTAAGTACCTCATCGTTGGTGAACAACCAGGAAAGATGGAGATAATAAAGGGCAAACCTTTTGTCGGACCCTCTGGCAATGAACTAGACTCTGCTCTCCATGCTGCTGGAATAGTCCGTAGTGATTGTTACTTCACTAATGTTATCAAGGATATAGATAGGCCCCTAGGTCATTACATCGAATCCACCAGCCGCGGATATGCAGTTTCTGAGGAAGGCCAGAAATACATCAACGAACTCTCCGGAGAATTAGCCGCCTGCACTTCAAAAGTGATAATAACCTTAGGCAACATTGCCCTATTCGCCCTTGCTGGAAGAC